TGGGGGTTCTGTGGATATCCTTACTGGGCAAAACCCAGGTCAGAATACTGCTGCGGAAACTACTCGGACGATGGCTGAGCAGGGAATGAAGATTTTCTCAGGTATCTTTAAACGTACCTACAGAAGTCTTAAAGATGAGTTCCGTAAGCTATACCGTTTGAATCAGTTATACCTCCGTGGTATTCAAGACTACAACAGCGATATGGGTTCAGGTTTTATTGATGCAGATGACTACAATGGTCCTGTATCTGATGTTCGTCCTTCTGCTGATCCTAATATTGTTTCAGATGTTCAGCGTGTTCAGCAGGCTCAAGCGTTGTTGCAGCTTGCCTCTACAACACCAGGTATGAACATGTACGAAGTTCAGAAGAACTACCTAAAAGCAATGAAAGTCAATAACATTGACATGGTTCTGCCAGATCCAAAAGGTCCTAATGCTATTAAGCCTGGTCCATCTGAGAAAGTTCAGATTGAGATGATGAAGCAGCAGACTAAGACTGCTGATATGCAGATGAACTTCAAGATTGCAATGTTGAAGCTGATTAAAGATGCTGAAGTATCACAAGCTAAGATTCACAAGTTAGAAGCTGATGCTGTACTTGCTATTGAGCAAGCTGGTGGCGTTAAGACAGGTCAAGATATTGCGATGCTCGATGCACAAATTGGTGCAGCTAGAGCTCGCCACGAAGGAATTCAAACTGCTTTAAAAACAATGATGGAAGTTGAAAAGCACATGAATGAAATGACTCAACCTACCAAGGAAGAGGAACCAAAACAAGAAGAGTAGCAACTAAGGAGGAAGTATGGCAGTCATAGTGACTGAAGAAGAGTTTGCAAGTTGGAGAGATAGTAGGGTTACAAGAGCGTTTATGTTAGCTCTGAAGAACGATAGAGAGTGGTTAAAGGAAATGTTGTTAGCAGGTACTGAAGACGATGCAAATATTCGTGGACGTGCAACAGCAGTTACTCAAATCATTAGTCTAACCTACGAAGAGTTAATGGAATCAGTTAAGGAGCACAGAGATGTCTAACGTAAGTGGTATTACTCCAGTCTTTGACAGGGTGCTTATTAAGCCTTTAGAAGTTGAAGAGAAAACAGAAAGTGGAATCATTCTTTCTACTGGTGAGATGACCGACAGAGAACAGCTTGCTAACACCACAGGACAGATTATCGCCCTAGGTGAAGAAGTTCCCGAAGGAGTTGTTTCAGTAGGTATGAAGGTAGGTTACGCTAAGTACGCTGGTTTAATGTACAAAGGTAAAGACAACAAAGATTACCGAATGATTAACTACGGTGATTTAGTGTGCAAATTAGACGATGACATGAAACTGATAGATCCACATCTATTAAAAGGAAGAACACAATGAGTGAAGAACTGCAACAAGAAGTAGCACAGGAAGCTCCAGAAGCGCCTCAGTACGAGTCCGAAGCACGGGCTCAGGGTTGGGTAGCTAAAGAAGAGTTTCGTGGCTCTGAGGACGATTGGGTTGATGCTGAGACGTTTGTACGTCGTGGCAAAGAGATTATGCCAATCCTCCGCAAGAATAATGAGAAATTGCTTAAAGAATTAGGTGAAGCTAAAAAGGCTGCCGAAGAAGCACGTGAAGCTGCAAAAGAGTTTCGTGAGTTTCAAAAGCAACAGTTTGAGCGTAAAACTAAAGATCTTGAAGTCCAGCTAGAGCAACTGAAACAAGCTAAGCGTGAAGCAATTACGCAAGGCGACGGTGACAGAGCGATAGCAATTGATGATGCAATGGACGATTTAAAAGAACAGCGCATCGAGGCTAAAGAAGAACTTAAAGCTGCTGAGGCAAAGACTAAAGAAGTTCAACCAGTTACTACTGATCCAGTATTAAATTCCTGGATGGAAAAGAATGACTGGTTTGGTCCAGATAAAAGAATGACAACCGTTGCAAACGCATTAGGGATTGAAATTAGACGTGAATTTCCTAATTTAAACGGTCAACCATTTTTGGATAAGCTAGACCAAGAACTTAGAGAAGCTATGCCGGAAAAGTTTGGCAAAAAGTCTGTACCTAACCCAATGGAAGGCTCTCCTAACGGAACAGCGCGACCATCGGTAAGTTCAGGTAAAAAGACTTATACTAACTTGCCTCCAGAAGCTAAAGCAGCTTGTGATAAATTTGTTAAGCAAGGTCTGATGACCAAAGAAGCTTATGTTGCAGAATATGATTGGGAATAAGGGAGAAAGAACATGACTGAGAACAAACGTGAAATTAAAGCTACACCAGAGTCTACTAAGGTAGAGCGTCCAACTCGCAAGAGAGGCGTATTTAATGGGACTGTGGGCAAGCTGCAAGTAGGATCAACCATTCCAGGTTATCACTTGCATATTTTCAATGACATGCCTGGGCGCATCCAGCAAGCCACTGAAAACGGTTATGAATTCGTTCATCCCAACGAGGTAGGTGGTACTACGGAGAATGTTACATCACGTAATACCGACATAGGAGATAAGGTTCGATTCTTAGTAGGTGCAGGCGAAAAAGGTGAACCCATGTATGCTTATTTGATGAAAATCAAACAAGAGTGGTGGGAAGAAGACCAAGCCGAACTACAAGCAAAGAACGATAAAACCGATGCAGCGATTAGACAAGGGAAAACGCCTGGTGCGGATTCTACTGGTTTCTACAACGCTGGCATTAAATACTAAAACTTTCTTAAAAGGAAAAACAAATGGCAAACGTAAATGCCGTAACAGGACTGTCGCCAGTAGGCACAGTTACTGGTGCACCCTTCAATGAGCAAGGCTACCTTTACGCTATCGCTAACGACGCTTCTAACACATACGCTATTGGCGATATTGTTAAGTCTGCTGTTGGTAACGATGCAAACGGTGTCGGTCTCGTAACTAAAGCTGCAGCAACTGACGTTCCTTTGGGCGTTATTGCTTCTATCCGTGTTGCTAACCCAGGCGTAAGCTTGCAAGGCACAAACATTGACTTAGGTAAGCTGTACATCAGCTTGAGCTCTGGTTCATACACCTATGTTTATGTTATCACTGATCCAAGCGTTGTATACCGTGTACAGGCTAATGCTACTGCAAATGCTAAAGTTGGTTCTACCGCAGTTCCAACAATTACTGCTGACCAGACTTCTACATTGAGCCAGTCTTCACCATTCTCTGCTACATACGTAACTCCAGATAGCTCTGCTACTGCAGCTTCTATGTTCCAGATCGTTGGCCTCTATCAAGAGCCACAAAACGTTCCTGGTGCTTACAACGACGTATTGGTTGTGTTTAATAAGCATCAATACAAACAAGCATTCGGTGCTTAATTAATAGGAGATATATAAAATGGCTGGTGTAATTACAACTGGTACACATCCCAAGGCCCTATGGCCTGGTATCAAAGCTTGGTGGGGTCAGGTTTATGACGAGCACCCAGAAGAGTACATTCATCTCTTCGACAAAGACACTTCGATGCAGAACTACGAAGAAGAAGTTCAGTTAACAGGTTTCGGTTTAGCTCCTGTTAAGTCTGAAGGTCAAGGCGTTCAGTATGACTCAGAAGTTCAAGGTTTCGTAACACGTTATACCCACATTGCATACGCATTGGGTTATATCGTAACGAAAGAAGAACTCGATGACAACTTGTATGAGCAAGTTTCTAAGCGTCGTGCTGCTGCTTTGGCAATGTCTTTCCGTCAAACCAAAGAAAACGTTGCTGCTAACATCTATAACCGTGCTTTCAATTCTACCTATACTGGTGGTGACGGTGTATCTATGTGTGCAACTAATCACCCAAATACTTCTGGTGGCACTTTTGCCAACACCCCAACTGTGTCTGTTGACCTCTCCGAGACTTCCTTGGAAGATGCAACTATCGCAATCATGGGCTTCCAGAATGACCGTGGGCTCTTGATCAACGTCATGCCACGTAGCTTGATCGTTGCTCGTCAAGAATGGTACAATGCTAACCGCATTTTGAAATCAGTATTCCAATCAGGTACTGCAAATAACGACATCAACGTTCTGAAGGCAACTAATGCCATCCCAGAAGGTATCGTTATGAACCACTACTTGACAAGCCCACACGCTTGGTTCTTGCGTACTAACGTTAAGAATGGTTTACAGTATTTCGAGCGTACCGCAATTAGCTTCGACATGGACAATGATTTTGACACCATGAACGCTAAAGCTAAAGGATACGAGCGTTACAGCTTCGGTTGGACAGACCCACGTTGCATCTATGGCGTAAACGGTCCCTAATTAGTTCTTTACATTTGAACTAGTTTGTGTTATAATGGTCGGGTTAGGGGTCCACAAGACTCCTTTCCCTTCCTCTCAAAGGAAACAATATGGGCACAATTAAAACCCCAATGGATGCAGTAGTTAAGAATAAATCTTACATGTCTGCACCTAAGCAAAAAGAAGTAAAGGGTCTAGGCAACACTCAAGCAGTTGAGAACAAAGAAGGTCAAGACTCTGGCGTTAAAAAGAAGCGTCTACATGCAGTAGAAGCTTTGCATTATCCTAAGTAACAATTCAATAATCCTAAACGTCTTAATTGACGTGAACCCATCACTTTTAGGAGATTTAAATGGGCACACCAACAAGATTTACCTATGGCGTAGCAACAGTTCCACGTGGCTATCCTCTTTCAAGCTATCCCCTTCCTGATCCTTTCAATAGCACAAGCGACACAG